GATGTAACCTTGATGGAACTAGTGGTTGTTTCAATGTTTTCTTAGGTTCTTGTGCCGGTAAAGCAGTTACAAGTGGTGATAATAATATTATTCTGGGATGTAATGCTGGTTTTACCCTTAATACTGGTGATAATAATATTTTCTTAGGTAAGGACTCAGGAAGGAGCATTACAGCTACTTCGGAAAATGTTTTTATAGGTAAGTATGCTGGAGCTTGCGGATGCACTGGTGGAGTATTCATAGGAAATGCCGCAGGAAAATGTCATAGCACCGGAAATTCTAATGTATTCTTAGGAGATAGGGCAGGACAAGGAAATAGTGGTTCTTTTACAAACACAGTAAGTACTCAACAAAGCACCATTGTTGGACAAAATGCTGGAATGTCTGTATGTGGTTCCTGTAGAGATGTTTTTCTTGGAACTAATGCCGGAAGAGATGCATATTCTACAAACTCAAATGTTTTTGTAGGATCTTATAGTGCATTTTCGTTTAATACCGGTTGCTATAATGTAATTCTTGGTTCACATGCCGGTAGGTCTGCTACCGGATGTTATAACATGTTCTTTGGCAGAAATGCTGGAAATTATATAGCAGCTGATCATAATATTTTTATGGGGTGCTATAGTGGATATAATCAGTGCACAGGTGATCGTAATATTGCGATTGGACCAAAAGCATTAAGAGGTTCTACTACTAGAGGTGACAATACTGGTAGTGATAACATTGCAATGGGATGTGTTGCCGGATTCAGTATTACATCTGGTGATAAAAATGTTTTCCTGGGAAGAGGTGCCGGTAGATATAATACTACTGGTGATAGTAATATATTCTTAGGAGAAACTGCAGGTGGTGACGGTACTGTAACTGGTAATAGTAACATTGCTCTTGGTACTCAAGCAGGTAATGACTTGACCTCGGGATTTAATAATGTATTCCTTGGAAATCTTGCGGCAGATAAAGCAACAACGGGTCAACAAAATATTATTATTGGAGACAGTGCCGGTAGATGTAAAATTGGTTCTGATAATATTCTTCTTGGAAATGAAGCAGGAAAGGGTAGTTCCACGGTTACTAATAATACTGGTGTTAGAAATATTTTCCTTGGATATCGAGCTGGATATGATATCACCAGTGGTGGTTGTAATATTGCCCTGGGCAAGTCCGCTCTTGAAAACTTAACTACCGGTAGCAAAAATATAGTTTTTGGAACCTGTGCCGGTTATGATTTAACAACGACCAGTTCTAATATTTTCTTGGGAGGATATTCGGGAAAAGTAAATGATGGTAGTGATAATGTATTCATCGGCAGAAATACCGGATGTTGTTCTGCCGGTTCTAGTAGTAATGTAGTGATAGGTAAATCCGCAGGCAATCAGCTAGCAGGTGGTGATGCAAACGTATTTGTTGGATGTTATACTGCTTCTGGACATACAACTGGTTGTTTTAATACTGCACTGGGAACTTGTGCCGGATGGTGCTCAAGAACTGGAAGTTGTAATGTATGGTTAGGTTATAAAGCTGGTGGTGGAGATAATAGTGTTTGTAATGTTGCTTCGAGTAATATTGCGATTGGTATGGAGGCAGGAGCATGTGTATGCAGTGGAGATAATAATATTGTAATAGGAAAATATGCTGGTAAAGGAGCTGGTGCTACTGGTGATAAGAATGTATTCATTGGAGAATATGCTGGTACTAGTGTTACTAGTGCTGCTTGTAATATTGCCTTGGGAATGTGTGCTGGTAAAGCAGTTACAACTGGTAATGATAACATTATGATAGGATGTCTTGCCGGATGTTCTATGAGCACCGGTGCTGATAATATTTTCTTAGGAAATAAGTCAGGTAGAGATACTTCCACTGTAGCTAAGAAGAATCTTTTCTTAGGTGATTTTGCGGGATACACAAATACAACTGGTTGTTGTAATGTTGCTATTGGTAGAGAAGTTACACTTCCTAGTACTACAGGTACTGATCAATTAGCAATCGGTGATGGAAGTGACCGTTGGATAAGAGGTGATAGTTCCTTTAATGTATGTTTAGGTAATGGAACGGCAATCAAGGCAATGGCTTCTGGTGGTGTCTTCTGTGCCACATCATTTGTTGGTGCTTTGACTGGTAATGCAACATCTGCTACTACTGCTACTACTGCTACTACTGCTACTAATGTAACTGTAACTGCTAACAATTCTACGAATGAAACTGTATATCCAGTATTTGTAGATGGTGCTACTGGAGCACAAGGTGCTGAGTCTGATACAGGATTAAATTATAATCCGAGCACAGGGAATCTAACCGCAACAAAATTTACTGGTGATGGTTCTGCCCTCACCAATCTTCCTGCTCCTGCTGGAGGAGGGGATAAGTATAATACTGGAATTACAACATCAGTTTATGTTTCAGTTACCGGTGGTATTGGAACCGCACAGGCAGGACTTTCTACAGTTACAGCAAATAATGACATCTTTATTGGACCTGGAATTGCACACACATTCCCATCAACAGCAGGTAAGAGTTATATAATCGAATCTATTCATGTAACGAACATTTATAATACAAACCTCTACTTCAGCTCAAGGCATGACTTTAATGGTGGACAAAATACTCCAACTACACAAAGAGTTGTAGTTCCTTATCAAGGTGCTTTAGAAGTCCTAGAAGAACCAATCATTGCGAAACCATCAGATATTTTAAGATTCCAAGCATTTGTTGGAGTAGGAACAACCGCTACTGGAGTTAATAATGGATTGGATTCATTCATAGTTTATACTGAAAAAACTGACACTGATTTTATTGGAACTGGAGCAACAGTTACTGCACCGGCAGGAACAGAACTCTTCACATCAACTACAAATCCATCAGTTATTCAATCAATTCGATTATGTAACTATGATTTGGACATTGATGTTGATGCATCAGTATCCATTTATCGAGGAGGAAGTGTCGGAGGTATTCTAACCACAGGTGCCAGACAAGGATACTTGGTGTATAATTTAACAGTGCCCAAGAATAGTGTAATTGAGATTTTAGAGAGACCAAAGTATCTTGCTGCAAATGACACTGTTGTTGTAGGGATTGCCGGAACCACTCTTACAAATAGTCTTTCTTCTACTTTATCAGGTAAATATATAACATAGTATTATTGAATTTTTTTATGAGTCAATTGAAAGAAGGTATTATTTTTCCGACGAATTTTTATACTTCTGATATCTTTAATAAATATCAGAATCAAAAGTATAAAAACTTTTTAACTGAACTTTCTAAAAGAACAGAAGGTAAACGGAGAAGTAATCGTAATGGTTGGCAGAGTGATACTTTTTTATGGAAAGAAGATATTTTTAAACCACTTTTAGATGAAGCACTTAGTGCTACACAAATGATTGCTAAGAGATTGTCTAATAAAGAACTTCCACAAATGGTTGTGAGGGCAATGTGGGGAAACATCAATCCAAAAGGTGGATTTAATTTCACTCATATTCATCCTTCTGGGTGGTTGAGTGGAGTATACTATATACAATTACCCGAAGAAAATAATGAAATAGTTTTTCAGGATCCAAGACCTGCAAGAATGATGGACTTTCAAAGAAGTTCTTTGATTGCGGATGAATATTTTTCACATCATCCTAAGGTAGGAGAACTGCTTTTATTTCCTTCTTGGTTGCCTCACTTTGTTTCACCAAATACATCGGATCAAAATCGAATTTCAATTTCATTTAATGTTGAGTTAATAGTATGAGTATCTTAATTGCAATGCCCTGTTATGGTGGATTAGTCAGTGATAAAACTGCAAAGGGATTATTTAATCTTGGTAAAAATTTAAGAAGTGCCGGAGTTGATCATGGTCTTTTAACGATATCAAATGAAAGTCTTGTGACTAAAGCAAGGTCAAGAATAGCAAACTTCTTTATGAATAATACTGAGTATGAGAGGATATTATTTATTGATGCTGATATTGGATTTCAATCAGAAGATGTATTCAATCTTTTAAAGTACGATAAAGATATTGTATGTGGTGCTTATCCAATGAAAGGTATTCCACTTCAATACAATTATACTTTTTCGGAACCAAGAGAAGAAGAAGGTGAATTGATTAAAATTGAAACCATTGGATTTGGTTTTTGTTTAATCAAAAGAAAAGTATTCGAAAGTATTCAGCAAAAACATAGTGAAGAACTAAAGTATTATCCAGCAAACAATAGTTCAACACCACCAACAGAAAAAGAGTATCATAATTCTTATCATTACTTCTTAGAAATTAGAAAAGACATGAGTTTTCTTCCAGAAGATTTTTCTTTTTTTGAGAGAGCAAAAAGTGTTGGACATTCTTCTTGGTTAAATAGTAGTATAAGATTGGAACATGTAGGTTCTCACGTTTACTGCGAAGGATAACTAATGGTACAAGGAATTTTTGGTCTTGATAGAGTATATAAAAAACAAGTTCAAAATGTAAAAAACGACAACTTTGAGAGTTGGCCAGAGAGTGCTACTTATGGTTACTTTGGTGGTGGTGATAAACCGCCACCGGGACCAGCACGATATTGTACAGTAGACCGTCTTGATTTCTCTAATGATACTATATCATTACCAGGAATTGGTTTACCTGAAGCTTTAGTAAGTATGGCAGCAGTCTCAAATAGTTCTTATGGTTACTTTGGTGGTGGTCAAACCATTAGTATCCAGGCAAAGGTAGACCGTCTTGATTTTTCGAATGAAACTTTCTCTTCACCAGGAGACGACTTATCTCAAGCAAGATCTGGTTTAGCAGCAGTCTCAAATAGTTCTTATGGTTACTTTGCTGGTGGTTTTGTACCAACGATACCAGGTCGTGTCTGCACAATCGACCGTCTTGATTTCTCTAATGAGACTGTATCGACGCCTTTTGGAGCAGGGAATGGTTTACCTCAAACAAGAAATTTGTTAGGAGCATGTTCAAGTAGTTCTTATGGTTACTTTGGTGGTGGGCTTGATCCATCATCTCCACCTCCACAGAAATCTGTAATAGACCGTCTTGATTTCTCTAATGATACTATATCAGATGTGGGTGATTTACCTTTAGCAAGATCTGCTTTAACAGCAACCCAAAGTATTTCTCATGGTTACTTTGGTGGTGGTAATTCTACGGATACAGTCGAACGTCTTGATTTCTCTAATGATACTGCATTAGACATAGGTGATTTATCTCAAGCAAGAGATCAATTAACAGCAACCTCAAGTAATTCTTATGGTTACTTTGCTGGTGGTGAACCTGGTCCAATAGTGGACACAGTAGATCGTATTGATTTTTCGAATGATACTTTATCGACACCAGGTAATGATCTAACTCAAGCAAGAACTGGTTTAGCAGCAATATCCGGAGGAGCATCATACCGAATAAAAGGTTCAAGAACTTATGGTTACTTTGGTGGTGGTTTTTCAACTCCACCTTCAATTTATCATAGCACAGTAGACCGTCTTGATTTCTCTAATGAAACTGCATCAGACATAGGTGATTTACCTCAAGCAAGAGCTGGTTTAGCAGCAGTATCGAGTAGTTTTTATGGATACTTTGGAGGTGGTGAGGCACCACCTGAGGTCTGCACAATCGACCGTCTTGATTTCTCTAATGAGACTACATCGGTACTAGGTAATAAGTTATCTTCAAAAAGAGATTTTCTTGCAGCAACTTCAAATAGTTCTTATGGTTACTTTGCCGGAGGTAGTTCATTTCCACCTCCGATTAATTATTGCACAATAGACCGGATTGATTTCTCTAGTGAAACCACATCGGTACCAGGAACTGGTTTACCTGAAGCAAGATATCTTTTGGCAGCAGTATCAAGTAGTTCTTATGGTTACTTTGGTGGTGGTAGTACTAGTCCTCCTCCTGCTGGAATACAACTTCTTGATTTTTCGAATGAAACAACATCGGCACCAGGAACTGGATTACCTCAAGCAAGCAATTATTTAGCAGCAGTCTCAAATAGTTCTTATGGTTATTTTGGTGGTGGTATCGATGGATCTACAGTTGTCGGTACAATATATCGTCTTGATTTCTCTAATGAGACTATATCAGACATAGGTGATTTACCTCAAGCAAGGAGGAGGTTAGCAGCAACCTCAAGCAATTCTTATGGTTACTTTGCTGGTGGTTTAGCTCCACCTTATGTCTGTACAATAGACCGTCTTGATTTTTCGAATGAAACAACATCGGCACCAGGAACTGGATTACCTCAAGCACGAGCATATGCAGCAGCAGTATCCAACTAAAACTAAATAGAAATACTTATATTATTGCACAAAAATCATAATCTTATAATCGTAAATGGCAATATTTTCTCTCAACGAAGTCAGAACAGAACAGATAAAAAATATTGCAAATGACAACTTCGAAAGTTGGCCAGAGAGTGCTACTTATGGTTACTTTGGTGGTGGTTATGCTCCATCAGTACCAGGGCGTGTTTGTACAATAGACCGTATTGATTTCTCTAGTGAAACTACATCGGCACCAGGAACTGGATTGCCTCAAGTAAGAAATGATTTAGCAGCAGTCTCAAATAGTTCTTATGGTTACTTTGGTGGTGGTTATGGCCCATGGCCACCTGGTATCACCGAGGTTTTATGTACAATAGACCGTCTTGATTTCTCTAATGAAACTATATCTACACCAGGGAAGGAGTTAACTCAATATCGACGATTGTTAGCAGGAACCTCAAGTAATTCTTATGGTTACTTTGCTTCTGGTTTTGTTTCTGATCGGGTCTGCACAATCGACCGTCTTGATTTCTCTAATGAAACTATATCAACACCTTTTGGAGCATATAATGGATTACCTCAAAAAAGAAATTCTTTAGCAGCAATCTCAAGTAGTTCTCATGGTTACTTTGTTGGTGGTAATGCCGGAACATCACCTAGAGTCTGCACAATAGAACGTCTTGATTTCTCAAGTGAAACTTTCTCGGAACCTTTTGGAGCAGGGAATGGTTTATCTCAAGCAAGATATCTTTTGGCAGCAGTCTCAACTAGTTCTTATGGTTACTTTGGTGGTGGAGAACAACCAGGTAGTAATCCCAAGAAATCAACAGTAGATCGTATTGATTTCTCTAATGAGACTGTATCGACGCCTTTTGGAGCAGGGAATGGTTTACCTCAAGCAAGAGATCAATTAACAGCAACCTCAAGTAGTTCTCATGGTTACTTTGCTGGTGGTATTGCTCCACCTGCTGTCTGCACAATAGACCGTCTTGATTTCTCAAGTGAAACTTTCTCGGTACCAGGTAATCATCTAACTCAAGCAAGATATTCGTCAGTAGGATTCTCCGGAGGAGCATCATACCGAATAAAAGGTTCAAGAACTTATGGTTACTTTGGTGGTGGTTTTGGACCTGGACCTTTTGTCTGTACAATCGATCGTCTTGATTTCTCGAATGAAACTACATCGGCACCAGGGAATGGTTTACCTCAAGCAAGAAGATATTTAGCAGCAACCTCAAGCAATTTTTATGGTTACTTTGCTGGTGGTAGTGCTCCACCATCAGTCTGCACAATACACCGTCTTGATTTCTCGAATGAAATCACATCGGTACTAGGAACTGGATTACCTGCAACAAATCCACAGTTAGCAGCATGTTCAAGTAGTTCTTATGGTTACTTTGGTGGTGGTTATACTGGTTTTCGTACCTGCACAATCAACCGTCTTGATTTCTCGAATGAAACTATATCGACACCAGGAACTGGATTATCTCAAGCAAGAAATGGTTTTGCAGCAACCCAAAGTAGTTCTTATGGTTACTTTGCTGGCGGCTACGCAGATCCTTATGTCTGTACAATAGACCGTATTGATTTCTCTAATGAGACTGTATCGACGCCTTTTGGAGCAGGGAATGGTTTACCTCTAGAAAGATCTAATTTAGCAGCAGTCTCAAGTAGTTCTTATGGTTACTTTGGTGGAGGTTACTGGCCCCTCACTAACAGAGTAGACCGTCTTGATTTCTCCAATGAAACTGCATCAGACATAGGTGATTTATCTCAACCAAAAGATATGTTAGCAGCATGTTCAAGTAATTCTTATGGTTACTTTGGTGGTGGTGGTGCTCCTGGATCAATCTGCACAATAGACCGTCTTGATTTCTCTAATGAGACTATATCAGACATAGGTGATTTACCTCAAGCAAGAAGAGGTTTTGCAGCAGTCTCCAACTAAATAATCAAAACTACACTATGAAAAAATGAGGTCTGGAGCAACTGAAAGTTCTTTTTATTATCTTGCTCAACATTATAAATTTCCAGAAAATGTTGAAGTATCAAGAAGTATAGAAGAACTTATACAATCAAATAAGCAATACAAAATACTATGGGCACATGATAATTGTGACCAACCACAATTCCTAAGACTTCCTGAGATTGTGTCTCAAATTGATAAGATTGTCTGTGTATCAAATTGGGAAGCAGAACAATACATCAAATATAATCGAGCACCTGCAGATAAAATTACTGTCGTTCATAATGGTATTGCCGATGATTTCAAACCTTATGGTAAGAAATCAAAAACTGCAATTTTCTTTTCAGCACCTCATAAAGGAATTACACCACTACCAAAAATCTGGAAACAAGTAATCAAAAATCATCCAGATGCAAAACTAAAAGTATTTTCTTCTTATGACCTTTATGGTCAGGATCATGTAGAAAGAATTAAACTCCAAGAGCACTTTGATGCGATAGAAGAACTTAAGTCTCTTCAGGGAGTAGAGTATTCTCCATGTATTGATCGTGAAGAACTTTTACCACACATTCAGGATGCCGCATTCTTTATTCATCCTAATGTATGGGAAGAAACCTTCTGCGTTTCGATGGCAGAAGCAATGTCTTGTGGATGTTTTCCAATTGTAAGTGATATTGGAGCACTCAGAGAAGTTTCTTTTGATCGTGGAAAATACATTCCAATGATAGGAGAAAATACTAAGAGTGGATGGAAACCATCTACAAAGTTTATCAATGAGTTTGCACAAGAAGTTTCAAGGTGTTTTGATTTCTTTGATAAGCAACCAGAAAGTTTTTATGCTGCAACAAATGAATTATCATCTATCACTAGAAAAAATTATAATTGGAAATATATTTCTGAACAGTGGAGTAATTTTATAGAAGTGGTTACAGAGAAAGCAAAGTTTATTGATGACCAATACATTTATACTGAAGTTTATGAGAAGAATGAGTATGAGGTAGAGAGTTTTGATAAAGATGATGTAGTGATAGACATTGGAGCACATAGAGGATTTTTTACAAAACTTTGTATGGATAAAGGATGTAAACAAGTTCATTGCTTTGAACCAGAACCAGAAAATTTTCAGCAACTTATGAATAATCTAAAAGATTATAACCACTTTCAACCTTATAATCTTGCAGTTTCTGATAAAAAAGGTGAGAAAAACCTAATGAAAATGGATGGATGGAATACTGGAATACATTCATTCTACCAATCAAATGGTGTTCCTATTAAGGTGCAGACAGTATCATTAGATGACATTCTTATTAATTTTCCTAAAGTATCTTTAATTAAAATTGATACTGAAGGTGCAGAGTGTGAAATCTTATTGAATTCTAAACTTTTATTTAAAGTAGATAAGATTGTGGGAGAGTATCATAACTACATGAACAATCATGCTCTTCAAAATATAATTAATTTTTTAGAAAGTAAAAACTTTAAGATCGAAAAGATAAAAAAACATAATGCAGGTAGTGGAACTTTCTTTGCCGTTAATCATACTAAATAAAGTAACAAGATTAAAAAAATTGATAAGTATGTCTAACAATTATGAAGCAATTGCACTTGCATCTTCTACGGAAGTTTTGGATGATAAGAATGAATTCATGTTCAAAGTTCTCAATGAAGCAAATCGATGGACTGAAAGTGAAGTAGAACTTGCACAAGGCCGTTCAGATTTTCAAATTGAAAAGTTTATTATTCATGATAGTTTCACTATTCCATCTGCATTTAAATCTGCATTAATTAATCGTAAGAGTGTTGCAGAAGGTCTCCTTTCAAAAATTATTGATGCAAAGAAAGAAGCAAGAGAGTTTTATTATAAGTGGGAAGGAAAGGATAAGACACAACCAATCTGGTGGAAGACCCGTGATGGTGGTGAAGAATTATGTTGGTATGATATTGATGAGTTTCATTTTCATCGTATGCTTGAGGGACTTAATCATGGTTTTAAAGCATCGGTCCAAGAACTTGAATGTTTTGATAAATTGATTAGTCGTTTGATTGAATTGAATGGTGGTAAATTAGTTAGTAAAAAGCAGTTTGATGCAGACCAACCAGACTATTGGGAGAGAAGACTTTCGAATCAATCTATTGATGATTTGTTTGCCGCAAAAACTGGTGTGAATGCAGGTAATATTCGTTCTATGAGAAGAGCAAGTGCTCCTACTGTATTGGAAAATGATGTGAATAGAACTAAAGGATCATTTGGTGATCCAACTAATCCTCTCGACTTTCTGAGTAAACTTCAAGAGAATGTTTCTGCTGGTATTTCTGAAATTACTAGTATGGATCAAAAAATTCTTTCATCTATTGAGGAAGAACAAAAGCAATTTAATGGATCATTATTTAACCAAGAATTAAAACAGTAAAATCTTATGGCTATCATAGGAGACGTATTTGGATTAACTTCTATTTACGATAGACAAGTAGAAAATATTGCAAATGATAACTTCGAAAGTTGGCCAGAGAGCGCTACTTATGGTTACTTTGGTGGTGGTGAGGCACCACCTCAAGTCTGTACAATAGACCGTATTGATTTCTCAAATGAGACTTTATCATTACCAGGAACTGGATTACCTCAAGCAAAAAGATATTTAGCAGCAGTCTCAAGTAGTTCTTATGGTTACTTTGGTGGTGGTTATTCATCTCCACCTAATACTTATTATGGCACAGTAGACCGTATTGATTTCTCAAATGAGACTTTATCATTACCAGGCAACGATTTACCTCAAGCAAGAGCTGGTTTAGCAGCAGTCTCAACTAGTTCTTATGGTTACTTTGGTGGTGGTTATTCATCTCCTCCAGCTACTTATCACTGCACAATCGACCGTCTTGATTTCTCGAATGAGACTATATCAGACATAGGTGACTTATCTCAAGCAAGAAGATATTTAGCAGCAGTCTCAACTAGTTCTTATGGTTACTTTGCTGGTGGTACTGCTCCACCTCAAGTCTGTACAATCGACCGTCTTGATTTCTCTAATGATACTGTATTAGATATAGGTGATTTATCTCAAAAAAGACGAAATGTAGCAGCAACCGAAAGTAGTTCTTATGGTTACTTTGCTGGTGGTGATACTCCACCTTATGTTGACACAATCGACCGTATTGATTTCTCGAATGAAACTGTATCGGCACCAGGTAATAATCTATCTCAAAGTGGAGATGGTGCAACAGCAGTCTCAAGTAGTTCTTATGGTTACTTTGCTGGTCGTTGGGGCGGTGGCCACAAAAGCACAGTAGACCGTATTGATTTTTCGAATGAAACTACATCGGTACCAGGTAATCATCTAACTCAAGCAAGAAATAATTTATCAGCACTCTCCGGAGGAGCATCATACCGAATAAGTGGATCAAGAACTTATGGTTACTTTGGTGGTGGTTTAGAAGTTAATGATGGTAATTTTGTCTGTACAATCGATCGTCTTGATTTCTCTAATGAAACTGCATCGGCACCAGGAACTGGATTACCTCAAGCAAGAAGATATTTAGCAGCAACCTCAAGCAATTTTTATGGTTACTTTGCTGGTGGTTCTGAACCACCATCAGTCTGCACAATAGACCGTCTTGATTTCTCTAATGAGACTACATCGGTACCAGGAACTGGATTACCTGCAGCAAATCCACAGTTAGCAGCATGTTCAAGTAGTTCTTATGGTTACTTTGGTGGTGGTTATACTGGTGTTCGTACCTGCACAATCAACCGTCTTGATTTCTCGAATGAAACTATATCGACACCAGTAACTGGATTATCTCAAGCAAGAGATGGTTTAGCAGCAACCCAAAGTAGTTCTTATGGTTACTTTGCTGGTGGTTATGCTCCACCTTTTGGGTGGATCTGCACAATAGACCGTATTGATTTCTCTAATGAGACTGTATCGACGCCTTTTGGAGCAGGGAATGGTTTATCTCTAGACAGATCTAATTTAGCAGCAACTTCAAATAGTTCTTATGGTTACTTTGCCGGAGGTAGTACATTTTCACCCCCATCAGTCTGTACAATAGACCGTCTTGATTTCTCTAATGAAACTATATCAGACATAGGTGATTTATCTCGAACAACACATATGTTAGCAGCATGTTCAAGTAATTCTTATGGTTACTTTGGTGCTGGATCTTATGTCTGTACAATAGACCGTCTTGATTTCTCTAATGAGACTATATCAGACATAGGTGATTTACCTCAAGCAAGAACAGGATTGGCAGCAGTTTCCAACTAAAACTAAATAAAAATACTTACATCATTATGATATGAATGATATACTTAGAAATGTATTGATACAACCAAAAGTTGTATCAAAAGAAGGAATTGATTTTTTAGTTAATCATGCAAAAAATGCACCCAAAGATAAAATGGGAGTATTTGATGGAGAGAAAGCAAATCAAAACAAAGAAGATCATCCATCAAAAATTGATTTGAATGTAAGAAATGTAGATTGCTCTGATACTTCAAAAATTATAGAAGAGATTAAAGAACTTTATAATAATATTGTTCATCACGTAATCAATCCATTTTATGAGTTTAAGATAAGAGATAGTGAGTCTCCTCAGTTACTCATATATGAACCAGGAGGACACTATAAAGGGCATTATGATGCAGTATCAAGGTGGAAAAACCCTGATGGATCTATTATCTGGAAGAAGTCTGTAGATAGAGATTTATCAACAATTCTTTTTTTGAATGATGATTTTGAAGGTGGAGAATTTGTATTTCCAGATCTCAGAGTTCGTATTAAACCAGAGCCAGGTTTATTAGTTACCTTTCCATCTTCGCAGTTTTATCTCCATAAAGTAGAACCAGTAATTTCAGGAACTCGTTTTGCAATGGTAAATTGGATGACTGTTCAAGGTATGCCTACGAAAGCAGAGATTGATAAAGAGATAGAAGATAAATACAATATAAATGTGTACTGATAAAAATGTCTCAATTAATTAAGCACTTTTTAGTGGATAGAGATACTGGAGAATGGATAAAGGGTAAAATTAGAGGGTATGTATTTCCAAAATTAAAGGGATTGGAAATTGTTTATCGTTTAACTGATGTAAATGGAGATCATATCTGCCTATCAAAAGTTCCAGAGTATTTTGAGTATTCAAAAACTGTAACTCCAAGTGTCTTGACTGAATATCAAAATGACTCAAATATTACAGTAGTAAGTTCTACTGAAAAACAGGTTGAAGAACCTGTTATAAACGAAGAAACTGGAGAACCAACAGGTGAAACAACCACAGTAACTTTGCATGATGTAACTTACAGAGAAACAAATACTGTTGTAGAAAATGATGGACTCAAAATTTTAACTCAAGAGGAATGGAATACTGAAATTTCTAATTATGATGCAAGACAAACTGAAAAAAGATATGGTGAAATAAGAATAATTAGAGATGAAGTTTTGAAAGAAACTGATTGGATGGTTATAAAGACAAAAGAGAGTGGGAGTAATTTATCAGATGAATTTAAGAATTGGAGAACCACTCTAAGAGATTTACCATCTGTGGGAATTACAACAGATGTTTTTCCTGCTTCTCCGTCTTCAGTTGAAGTTGATGCAAATATCACTAAAGACTATTCCCAAAAATTAAGATCTATTGTATTGATTAATGATACTCTTCCCGCATTACCGGAAGAGGATTTAGGTAGTGAGTAAGTCATAACACTTTTGGTCCTTATCATAAGCATATTCGGCATAAGGACCATTCTTTCTTACATAATGTAGGAATAGTTGCATAAAACTATCATTCTTATGAGTTCTTAATGGACTTCTCCAATGAGGCACAATTGTTCCTAAGTATGCAAGACCATCACCCGTAGGAGTCACGACTTCTCTGCGTTTTCCCGTAAGATCTTTAAGTTTGATAGGCCATTTCGCATCACCAGAAATATTCATAGTAACTGATACCTCACAAGAAGGTCTATCAGTATGACAATTCATCCATCCTTTATTATGATAAGTTGTTGTGAACCAGTAAGAAGGAATGAGTTCTTCTCCTAATATTTCTTCAAGAATTGGTTTCACTCTATGAACTACAAATGTTGATGATGATGGAGCATAACAAGTTAATACTCTTCCTCTTTCTTCATCCCAGTGCCCTTCAAGAGATCCTAAATCACTTATGGCACCACAAAGATTTTGATATTTAATTCTTATTGCTTCTTCTTTGGTAATAATTTCTGGTAGGTAATACCAACCTTTATCGGAAAAACTGCTCATCACAAAATCTGTTCTTACTATTATTTATTGTCTTTTTTATGGTATAATATTTAAAATGAAAAAATATTTAGAATTAACTATCACAGACTTTATATCTTTTAACTATTTTATATGAAGACATTTTATTTTATGGCAGGGTTGCCCAGATCGGGTAGCACTTTGCTTTCGTCTATTCTAAATCAGAATCCAAGATTTTATTCTGGACCATCAAGTCCTGTACTTGGTGCAATGTATGCAATGGAGGAAAACTTCACTGCTAATGAACTTTACACTGGATATCCAAAACCAGATCAGGTAAAAGAAATCATTGGTAGTATTCCTCATCATTTTTATAGTGATATAGAAAACCCTGTTGTCTTTGATAAGAATCGTGCATGGACGGCTAGAGTGCCATATATTGAGGGATATATTGGCCAGCAGGCAAAGATTCTTGTTCCTGTTCGTAGAGTGGATGAGATTCTTGCGTCTGTGATTACAATGATTCATCGTAATCCTTTTCAAGAAGGACAGGATAGAATTAATTTTGTTGATGAGTATTTGGTAAAAACAAACACACCAATCAATGATTATAATAGGTGTATGCATCTTATTAATCCTGATGGTATTGTGTATGAGTCTCTGAATGCAATCATGGAAGGGTTTACACAAAATGTGCGTGACAAAATGCACTTTATAGACTATAATGACATGGTGAGTAATCCTGATCAAGTTATGGAAGACATCTATGATTTCTTAGGAGAAGAATATTATGAACATAAGTTTGATGGTCTTTCTAATATTCATAGAGAGAATGATATCAACACTTATGGACTGAATGATATGCATGAGGTTCATTCTAAACTTGAGAAAACATCTTCCTCACCAGAATCAATATTACCTGAAGAGATTCTCAACCTCTATAATGAAAATAAGGAATCACTTGAGTTTTGGAGTTCTAAATAAAAAGTAAAAGAAATAAAAAAAATGACAATTCAATTTTCTAAAAGCATTACAAGAATTGATGTTGTAAATTCTGGAGATAAAGATTTAGTATCTAATGTAGAAGTTGAATTTACTTCTTATGACGATTCTAATCAGGAGGGTACAACTATTAAATCTAATGAATCATTTGAACTTAGCACAGATGGTAGAACATCATCTTCTGATGGGTGGGTAGCATATGCTAGTTTGGATGCGGCAACCGTTGAAGGGTGGTTGGGTTCCGAATTAACGAATAGAATAACATCGGTTCAGGCAAATCATAACGGATGGATCAATTCTGTTCTCACTCCTCCAGCACCTGCTACAGTAGATAAAGCACTTCCTTGGTAATTTTATGGCAAAACTTAAGTATTCTATATTTCATGTTCAAGGTGGGTTTGGAAAACATATTGCCTCAACAGCAGTAGCCAAGTGCATTAAAAATAATCATCCAAGCAGACAACTTGTGATTGTCTGTGCCTGGCCAGAAATCTTTCAAAATCTTCCGTTCGTTGATAGAGTATATCAACTTGGTAACACAAGTTATTTCTATCAAACCTATATTGAAAATCAGGATTCGTTAATTTTCCATAATGAACCTTACTTTACAACGGATCATATTCATAAGAAACTTCCTCTTGTAAAGACCTGGACGAAGATGTATGGTCTTGAGTATAAGGGAGAAATGCCTAGCATCAAGTTTAATCCTCTGCAAAGAAAACTTGCTAAGGAGTTCTGGACTGGTCGTGCTAATGGTAAACCCATCATGGTTATTCATACCAATGGTGGATTGTATCAAGAGCAGAGACCATACTTATGGGCACGAGATATGCCTGTAGCACTGGCACAGAGACTTGTAGACCACTATTCTGATGACTATCATATCTTTCAGGTTAAGAAGGCATCTAGTGAAGTACTAGATGGTGTAGAGGTTATTCAAGATCCTATGACTAACATGGAACTTGTAAGTACCATTCTCCATAGTGATAAAAGAATTCTTATTGATAGTTCTCTACAACATGCCGCAACGGCACTCAAACTTCCTTCAGTAGTTCTGTGGAACGGAACGAGTCCTGATGTGTTTGGATGGGATATGCACACAAATATTCAGGCAGAAAAACCTGCTAACTTTAAACTTCCGAACAGTTATTTGTTTGATTTTGATTTTACGGGAATGGAAGCAGAGTATCCTTATGTTGATGAGGATGAAGAAATTTTTGACTTTGATAAAATTGTAGAAGCAGTTGGCTAATGAATGTAATTGGACTTTATGGTGCGATTGGATGGAATGTTTTAATTTCAGACAATCCAAAACTTAGTAATCAAATGAATGAGAGTTGGACACATGGTGCTAGTGTGACCCTCTTTTCTGACGGTAACCACATTGCAAGTATCAGTGAGGAAAGACTCAGTGGTATCAAGTATGATGGAAACTTTCCACGTAAGTCAATAGAATATTGTCTATCGACAGGCAATCTTTCTAAAGAAGATATTGATGTGGTCATTGTTCCTTCAATGGCAAATCAAAACTTTTATAAAAACTATATCAATAAAACTATTGAGAAGAAAGTTAAAAGATATTTTCCAAAAGCAAAGGTAGAGATTGCATCACATCATTTGTGTCATGCATATTCTTCTGTGTTCTCTTGTGATTATAATGAAGGTTCATTCATTACTTTAGACAATGCTGGTTCTGTTTTGTTTGACACTTCGGGACAAATTTTTGCTTGTGAAAATCATTCATTTGGATATTTCAACAAGGAGAAAGGCATCTTCAAATATTATCCCGGTATTCCAATGACTAATAATTTTGGAAACTACTATTGGATGTGGGCACATAACATCTATACTCAAATGGTTCAAAAAAAGATTGATATTACTGATCCAAAGTATCGTGAAACATTCTGTGGTAAGGTGATGGGTCTTTCTGCTTATGGAAACATAAAAGACCCTAAGAAAGATTGGAGACTTCATTTTGAGGGGATTCCACAAGTAGCACTGGAGTCTTTACCTAGTCGTGACTTTAATTATGGTAATCTTTCTGCCGAAAACAAAGCAAAGCAACTTCAATATAATTTTGAAAATGCAATGCTTGAATGGATGAAAGAACTCAAAGAGCAAGGATACATTGATGATAATCTTTGCCTTGCCGGTGGAGTATTCCTTAACATCCTTGCCAATTCTGTGATTCGTAAGAATGGTGTCGCAAAGAATATGCACATCCCACCATTCCCTGATGACACTGGACTTTCATTTGGGGCTGCATGTTATGGAGTATTCAAGGCAAAAGAAAAAGTAACTCTTCCACATAACATTTCACTTCTCGGACGCACTTATAGTGACGAAGAGATTGAGGAGGCACTCGAAGGGATGGAGTATAAAAAGTTCGATACCTTTGAGGAACTATGTGGCAAGACGGTAAATGTTCTTGCCGAGAATAAGATTGTTGGTTGGTTCCAGAATCGTTCAGAGTTTGGTCCAAGAGCACTTGGTTCTAGATCAATTCTTATGAATCCTACTCCGAAGGAGAATAAGGAAACAATAAACACACGTATCAAACACAGAGAAGAGTGGCGTCCGTTTGCAGGTATCATGCTTGAAGAATATCAAGATGAATACTTTATGGATACATATCCAAATGAATATATGCTATACTCTTTAGTTGTAAAACCACATCAAAGAAAGAAACTTGGTGCGATTACACATAAAGATTTCTCTTGTAGAATTCAGACTGTGAATCAAAAATTGCATCCAGAAGTTACAACACTTCTGCAAAAATATAATGAGAAGACTGAGTGTCCTGTTCTTCTCAATACATCTTTCAATGATAATGGTCAACCAATTGTAGAAACTCCAAAGGATGCGATTAAAACTTTTAAAAACATCGATTTAGATTATCTTGTGATTGGTAATTATTTTGTAGTAAAACAGTAATTTTATGAATTTTAAAGTATACACAAAAGAAAATTGTCCTCACTGTTATAAGATTAAGCAAGTATTAGAATTGACCGGCACAGATTTTGTATCTTATAAACTTGAAGAGGACTTTACAAGAGAACAATTCTATGCTAAATTTGGCAAAGGTTCTACCTTTCCACAGGTAATATGTGACGATAAAAAATTAGGAGGATGTGTTGACACAATCAAATTCCTCAGAGAACACCAAGTCATCAAGTCTTAACATAAATAAAAATGAAGACCACAGAAATCGTGGTATTGAATTTTTAATTAATGGGGGAAAAAGAAAGCAGACACAACCATTTCATATTATCTTTGAAAAGATGGTCTGCTTTCTGAGACGGGAAGTAACTATCTATTTCGAATTTTCTATCAGAACAAGAAAAAGAGAAGTAATCTCCCGGAGTAAGAAAAATGTTAGCAACTAGTTTAGTATTTGGATCATTTTTGACTATTTTATTTCTCATGATGGGACTTTTAATTGGTTGGACTGCTAGAGAATACATGATGAACTATCGGGAGGCACCAAGATATCATCCTGAAATGTTTGATGAGCAAGGAAATCTTATTCCAGACGAAGTAATCGCATTTAATTTTGAAAACTATGACGACAGTAACGAAGAAGAAAACGACAACGACTAAGGCAGTATCATTAGAACTTCCAAAAAATCCATTTGTCTTCGAAGTTTTAGATCTTGTATCAAAACAGAGAAGTAAGGCAAAGAAGATTGAAGTTCTGAAGAAGTATGAACACGTTTCTTTGAAGGCAACATTAATTTGGAACTTTGATGAGAGTATAATTTCTATGCTTCCTGAAGGAGAGGTTCCTTATTCTGGATTTGAGGATCAGGCATCATCAAATGGAACTTTGAGCACTAAAATCTCAGAAGAGGTTCGTAGAATGCATGAAACCGATTCATTCTCAATGGGTTCGAGTGATAAGAACGGACACACCACAATTCGTAGAGAGTTTAAGAATTTCTATCATTTTATTAGGGGTGGTAATGATAGTATGAGTAGTGTTCGTCGTGAAACGATGTTCATTAATATTCTTGAGGGACTTCATCCATTAGAGGCTGAAATTGTTTGTTTGTGTAAGGATAAAAAACTTTCTGAAAGATATAAAATCACAAAGGAACTTGTGAGTGAAGCATATCCAGACATTACTTGGGGTAATCGTTCATAATTATGACAAATCAATTGGGAGATGCTCCCACTAAAACAGAAGAGGAACAGTCTATGACCTCATGGACACCATCAGAAAAAGAAAATTCTAAATCCATATATGGATGTGATATACTGATAGAAAATGGAACTTGGGAACAGGTATCTACTAAAGATTGTCCTAATGATGCCATGATAATCACCTATGTGGTTGATGGGGAAACGAGATATGATTTGACCCGTAGTCAGAAAGAAGTTCGTATTTTTAATATGTACTGGGATAAGTTCCGTGAGAATTTAAAGGGAATTGGTTTTGGTATGGGAAGAACCAATCCAAAACTATGGGGACTGGAACCACCACCCCCAACCAAAAAGAGGAAATAATTCCAAAATATCGGCAAAAAAAATTCCGGCAATTTTTTGGTCTGTAGGGATTTTCAGAAACCTCTTGACTAAATAGGGTATAGGGTCTATAATGGACCTATCGTTCATCAGAGGAGACTCTGACGCAAGTAAGTCGCGGAACGGAGCGTTCATCCCATGTTTGATATACTACTGTATACCACCCTCACTTGTTCTCAATCTAATGCAATTATGTTGCGGATGAAACAGAACGAAAATATTCCTCCCGAATATAAGGTGGAATTAATTGAGGTCATGAAGGAATCAAATCCTGATTGTTATTGGGACGCAATCGACTGAAGGAACGGGAAAACACGGATCCATCGAAAGATGAGAAGGTTAATTTTCACCCAACTTCAGGAGTAAACAAATGAACACACTTCAAATGATTAAAAAGCAGATCAACAAAGCATCTGCACTGCATGACGCACAAATCTTTCACACATCATATCGTGGTGTTGAGTATGATACTCGTTGTGTAGAATCAAACGAAACGCACGGTACATTCTGTTATCGTGGTCGTGTCTACAATAAGTGAGTCACTTACGTTAAAATCGTTAGGAGGGTCGCAAGACCCTCTTTTTTTATGCTATAATGATATCGAAGTAATATGGTATATGGAAAAAGAAAGAGTTAATTTGATTATTCGTAATTTGGAACTTCTTTTGGATTCTCTAAAGGCAGAAGTAAATTCTGATAGAGATGATAAAGTAGATTATAATCCATATAGTGAATATATTGAAGATTATGATGAAGTTTTTGAGGAGGAAAATGACTGAAACAAAAAAAGCAAAAGAACTTGTAAAATTGCTTGAGAGACTGATCGAGAAAG